TGTCGCTGCCCGACCCCGTCACCTACGAGGCCGCCGCCGCGGTGTGGCTGACCAACGGAACCAACCAGGCCAAGACTGCAATCATCGCCAGGCTAATCGCCGGCACCAGCTACCTCGAGCTGTCGCATTTCGAGACAGGAGACGCCGATAGCCTAGCCCCCCATCTCCAGGCCACCAGCCGGCTCATAGTCTCCGGCACTTACTTCACCACCTGATGACCACCATCGGCTCGAGTCTCCAGCAGGGCATGGCGGTGCTCCAGCAAATGCTGGGGGCGCCGATGTTCATCTGGGAAGGGACGTCGATCCGGTGCATCCCGGCAGCGGTCAACGATTCCAACGTGCCCATCTCCGGTGGCTTTCAAGACAATGTGAGCTCGAGGATCCTGGTCATGTTCAGCGACTGGAAGACCTGCGATTCGACGCTGGTCTCGATGGACTCGACACTCTACACGCTCGACCAGGGGACCACATTCTCCAGGCTGCTCAAGGAGGACGGCCTATTCATTCTCCAGGAGAACAGCGACCGCATCGCCCTGACCTTCTGCAAGCCTCGTCCGGTGGTCGGTAGGACGCTGGTCTACCAAGGCCGGACCCTCCGCATTCTGTCCTGCCGTGTGGATGCCTCCGGCGCCTACTACAACCTGGAACTGGGGGCCAAGACCAAGTGAAATTCGGAGTCAACATGACGGTCGACAGCGGCAAGTTCGACCTTGCCATGAAGCAGTATCTGCTGACGACAAGCCGCGACCTTCACAAGGCCATCAACAGCAGGTTCTTCTACCTGATGGTCCGGCTGTTCGTTTTGGTGCCGCCCAAGAGCCCGGGCCAGGAGCGCCGGAGAATCGCCGACTACCTGGGCACGCCCGTCGGTGACATCAATCGAAAGTCAAAGAAGACCGGCAAACGTGTTGGAACCTCAAGAATTCTCAGGAGAGTCCACCTTATCGTTCAAGCAAAAGCCGCTAAAAACCCAACAGCAAACCTAAACGGAGGCCATGGTCTTTACGGAAAAAGAATGAAGGCGGCTGCCTCGGCGTTGATGAAGAAGTCCATTGGATCTGTTGGATATCTTCGCAGCGCGGTGGTGAAATCAATCCGCATCTACAACCGTGGATTCAGCCAATACTCCGCCCCCAAGTGGGTGCCATTAGTGAAACCCCCAGGATACAGGGCAAAAAAGAAACCAAACGCCGCCCTTGTTGCCGTGGCTAATCAGTACGGTTTACAAGAGGAAAACATAGCCATTCACAAAGGCACTGTTGCACATGGATTCCAGGCGGTTCCTGGATTTAATCCCACTGCTTTCGTTTCGATGCGTACAGGTGTGGCAGACAACCAGTACAACCGAGTGGCGCAAATCTACAACGAGGCAATGCAGAAGGCCATGGACGACGAGACGACTGAGATGATCAACCACATGACCGAGGCCCTTCTGGCCAACGGCAAGGTTCTCGAAGACAACGGGATCACAATCAAATGAACGCCGCCGCCCTAAGAGCTGAACTTGCAGTCGCTGACTACCTGGCGGCCGCCGACTGGTCGGCCTCCGGCGCCGGCACGCCCACCTGCCTGACGTCCTACAGCCGCGGCCTCTACGACGACCCAGACGACCAGGACGTCATGCCCAACTTCCCGCGCCTGGTGGTCTCGACAAACTCAGCTAGACCAATGCAGCGCACCGACTTAACCTGTGAGGTCGAGATCGCTGTCGAGCTTCAGCTATCGGCCGATGACACCGACGAGGCTGCTGTGCTGACCACCGTCCAGGTGCTCGACAATCGGATCCTGCCGCTCTTCGACGACACCGGGGCCTCGGCCTTGGATGCACCGTCAAACGACGCCAGCGGCCCATTTACGGCGCAATTTGCCGCCCCTCTGGACTTTGGTGGCTCATCAATCTCTAATCGGTCCAGGACATTCACCAGGACGTTCACGCTCTTTTGTTCGGCAACCATCTAACCACCCACACGAATGGCTAATTCACAAGGACTTGCATACCAATTCGGTTCACCGGCTTCGGTGACCATGTACGGCATCAACAACACAACCGCTGTATTTTCGGCTCTGGCGTCGATTGAGAGTTACGACCTTACTCATGAATCCGACACCGAGGAGGTTCGCAACAGCTCCGGCGAGGTTGTCGGTCACATCGGCTACAACGAGCGGGTGACCCTTAACCTGAACCTAATTCCGTCTGGAGCCACTGCGGCCGCCGCCCTGGCCTTCTGCTCGTTGGCTCCGGTCAATGGCACTGTGGAGATTACTGGCGCCCCAATCATTTCAATGATGGGCACAGCCGACGTGCTAAACAGCGGCCGGTTCATCTATGCCGGAGGTGGTTCGGTTAAAATGACCCAGAGCGGCAAGGCTATGGTCTCGATCACCGTGAAGAGATTCAAGAACCTGACCACTGGCGCCGCTGTCGCACTGTGAGCAGCCTGGCCGCCATCCTAAGCGCAACAGCCAAGCCCTGTCCGATGGTGATCGGGCTCCGCATGGTGCCCTTTACTGTCGGCCACGCCATCCTGCTGCATCGCCTCGGATCGCCCTTCGTCACCGGAGGCCGGGCCACCGCTAACGACCTGGTCGAGGCTGTTGTCGTGTGCAGTCAATCCGCAGAGGAGTCTATCAAGACCATGGCCTCGGTGTTCCGGTGGCTGCCGCTCCGGCTGATGCGCAAGAAGGTCAGCAAGTCCGATATAGTGAAGGAGTGCCACACCCTCCAGGAATGGATTGGAGACAAATCCGACTGCCCAGAGGTTCTACGGCAGCCGGGTGCAGGATCCAGGGAGGCCGCTATGCCCTGGCCCGAAAGGCTGCTGGTCGGCCTGGTCGACATTGGATTCACCGAGGAGACGGTGCTCAATATGCCGGTGACTGATGCCGAAAGGTTCTTCCTGACCAACGCCGAAATGCACGGTCAGGTCGAGCTTTGGAACGATAAGAACGATGCGCTCTGGCGCCTGGGTCAAGAACGCGAGACAGTAAGGAACTAACAAATGGCCATTTTCTCACTCATCGCAAAGCTCGGCCTTGACGGTTCGGCCTACGAAAGCGGCTTAAAAAAGGCTTCGAGCACGACCGACAAGTTCCGGCAATCGGTAGGATCTCAGCTCGGTGCGGCGCTATCTGTTGCTGCCATCGGCGCATTTGTCTCCAAGGTGATTCAGACAGTCGACGTCATCGGCGACCTGTCCGAGCAACTCAACATCAGCACCGACGACGTTCAACGCCTACAAGTGCTCGCAGGCCAAACAGGCGTCTCGTTTGAGGCTATGGCCAAGTCGATCACAAAAGTCAGCCAGGAGCGCCTAAAGGCTATTGAGGAAGGTGGGAAGGCCCGGGAATACTTCAGAACACTTGGCTTTTCAGTCACTGAACTAAACGAGAAGAGCCTCTCGAACATCGACTTAATTTCAAGGATGGGCCAAGCGCACAAGGACGCAGGAAGCAGCGCCCAGACACAGGCAGCAATGATGGCCATCTTGGGCGAGGAAGCCTTCAAGGCAGCCGGAGCAATGTCTAAGATAAAAGAGATGGGTCCAATCGACATAATTTCTAAAGAACAAATTGATCAGGTTGGAAAATTAGCAGACCGCATGGATGAGATACAGCGGCAAGTTACTGTTGCTTCAGTACCTTATCTCAATTTCTTCGGAAACAAAGTTGAGGAGGCTGCTAAAGAGCTAATTGTATATAACAATATGTTTAGCGGTGTTTTTAAAAAGTTTAGAGAAGAGATGGAACCATATAGAATCGGCCTTGGAGGAGCGGTCGATTCATCTCAGGGTGTTAGTAAAAGTTTAGGGTCAATATCAATGCCAAGCGGAACCATTGGGAGAATAGACAGTAAAGTTAAACGCGAGACCTCAATGTTCTCAACGGAAGCGCCTCCTGGATGGGTTAACACCCTTGTGGGTCAAATCAAGATCCAGACCAACGAGACCCGTGCAATCCGAGTAAACACTGGCAGAACAGCTCAGGCTGTCGAATAACATGGCAACGCTCCAAGGCTCACCAAACCCAAATAACTTCGAGTACATCGAGGTCAGCCGCGCCTACGACAACAACGGCAACGGCCGGGTGGTGCAGTTAGTTTTCCGCGGCGACAAGGACACCCTCCGCATCGCATCGGCCCAATGGGTGGCCCTGGGCGCCAAGTACAGCATCCGCGAGGACGGCCCGTATTCTGAGGCCACCGTCACAATCGGCGGCAACTCCTACGACCCCAGCCTTGAAATACAAGATCAGTCGGCCCCGCTACCTGGAGAAATAGCAGACATCCGCTACGAGTTCCGCACCGACTACCTCGATGTCTCGGTTTTTGCTCTGCCGGCAGTCGACAAGGAGGCTAACTCGACAGGGAATCCAAACCTCTACAAGTTCGTCATTGAGACGGCAGCTAAAAACGGTGAGGTTTTATCTCAGAGAGATACTAACCTGGCAGATCCAGCTCGTTATCCGATGGCCAACAAAGTCTGGCAGATGCTCTACCGAGGCCAGGACACCTTCCCGATTGCTCGAGTCAGTCTGACCAGGATAGCCACTTTCTCCGGCAACCTAGGCCTGCCTCAAATTCCTAACGGAATACCGCCTGTCTACACGGTCGAATCGTTTGCTCAGAATTGGAATCTGCCACTATCTGTGCAACAAATGCTTCCCAAAATTCCCAAAGATCAAGCCACCGGGGCAGTCTTAGCACCCTTCGGCACCGTGTGGGGCTGGAAGCAGACCAACTTCTCGACTAGCCTGGTCAACAAAACCAACCAGGTTGAGCAGGTCATCGCCTGGACTTTCGCACCTTACGACACACTCA